TCGCGCCACCGCGTATTTTTAGACGTAGGTCCCATATATCCAGTTTAATATTAAGCAATGGCAACTAGAAAAGAAGTAGCAGAACATCTGTTTATGACAGTCCAAAATGTTGGAAAATTGATTAATAATGATGTTTTTCAGGCTAAATTAGGTGCAAATCCATTAGATTTAGACCATTGTCGAAGATCTTATATAGCTTTTTTACAAAAACAAGGCAGATATTCATCAAAAGATGGAACAGGTGATATAACAGAGGAAAAAACACGTCTAACTAAAGCACAAGCTGATAAAGCACAGCTAGATGTGGCTGTTTTAGAAGGAAAACTTATTCCTACTGATCAAGTTGAAGAAACATGGATCAATTACACGTCAAATTGCAGAGGAAAGCTATTAACAATACCAAATAAGGTTGCACATTTAGTATTAGCATCAGAAGACTTTGCAGAAGTTGAAAAAATCATTAAACAAGCAATATATGAAGCACTAGAGGAACTAGCAAATGACCCAATACCGCAAGAATATAGAGAAAGTACTCTTGTCGACAAAGAAGATATGGAATCCACCACCTGATTTAACAGTTTCTGAGTGGTCAGATAGATATCGTGTATTATCCGCTGAATCTTCATCAGAAGCAGGACAATGGAGAACAGACAGAGCACCGTATCAAAAAGAAATTATGGATGCTGCTAATGATCATAGAATTAATACAATTGTTTTTATGAAATCTGCACAGGTTGGAGCTACTGAAATACTAAATAACATAGTAGGTTATTTTATAGATCAAGATCCGTCTCCTACATTAGTTTTACAACCTACATTAGCTATGGCTCAAGCATGGTCAAAAGATCGTTTAGCTAATATGATTCGTGATTCAGAAAGACTAAGAACTAAAGTAAAAGATCCAAAAAGTAGAGATTCTGGTAATACTGTACTTTCTAAGAAATTTCCTGGAGGTAATATTAACATTGTAGGTTCAAATTCACCTGCAGGACTAGCTTCTAGACCAATACGTATACTTTTATGCGATGAGGTTGATAGATATGAAACATCTGCAGGAGCAGAAGGCGATCCTATTAATCTAGCTATAAAACGTACAACTACTTTCTGGAATAGAAAGGTATTTATTACATCGACTCCTACAATTAAAGGATTGTCACGTATAGAAGTAGCTTTTGAAGAATCAGATAAACGTTATTATCATGTACCTTGTCCACATTGTGCTACATTACAAGTTTTACAATGGGAACAAATACATTGGGAAAAATCTAAACCTGAAACTGCACAATATACATGTAAACATTGTGAAACAGTAATACCTGAATCTAAGAAAATGTGGATGTTACAAAATGGACAATGGATTGCAGAAAATGAAACTAAAAAAGTAGCAGGTTTTCATATATCTGAACTTTATAGCCCATGGAGAACATGGGTAGATATGGCTGTAGATTTTTATAACGTTAAGAATCAACCTGAAATGCTTAAAACATGGGTTAATACAGCATTAGGTAGAACATTTGATGATCCAGGAGAAAGTATTGAATATGGTGGATTGTTAGATAAACGTGAAACTTATGATCATGAAACAATTCCTAATGAAGTATTGTTATTAACTTGTGGTGTTGATGTGCAAGGAGATCGTTTAGAAGTACAAGTTGTAGGTTGGTCTCATAATAATGAATGTTGGGTTATTGATTACAAAGTTATATTTGGTGATCCTTCTTCTACACACGTTTGGAGAGACTTAGATCAATACTTGTTAAATTCATTTACAAGAGAAGATGATAAAATTTTAAAAATAGTTTCAACATGTATTGATTCAGGTGGTCATCATACACAACAAGTTTATGCTTATACTTCAAAAAGAGTACATAGAAAGATATTTGCAATTAAAGGTTCATCACAAACACAAAAACCTATTGCGGGCAGACCTTCATTTGTAGGTAGATCAAGACATGTTTTATATCCTGTAGGAACAGATACAGCTAAAGAAGTTATTTACTCGAGAATAAAAGCAGAAAATGCAACAATACATTTTCCTGCTACAGTAGATGAAGAATACTTTAAACAATTAACATCAGAAAAAAGAGTTGTTAAATATGTTAAAGGTGCTAAAAAGTTTCAATGGGTTAAAAAGACAAGAAACAATGAGGCATTAGATACATTAGTTTATGCATTTGCTGCAGTATATATATTGCAACCTAATTATGATCGTATTGAAGCATTAATTAAACAAAATAAATCTACACAAAAAGAACATGGTAAAGATGTTGTTAAAAGAAGACCAAGACAAACTGGTTGGATAAATAGTTGGAAATAAATCATATAAAAGTGTATACAAATGTATATTATTTTGGTAGAATAGAACTATAAACAAACAACATAATTTAAGGAGTTAATTATGACAGATGAAGTAAAAGCAATATTTGATGGGCTATATAAAGATTTAGAAGGCAGCCCAGCACATCAGCGAATTATGGCTAAAAATATTTCACCAGTACAAGCTGATGATAAATTCCATAGTTTAGTGATGCAAGTTGCTAAATCTATAGTTGCATTAAATAATGCACAAAAATAAATAATGATCGGAGATATTAAAAACTTAAACCGGTATTACAAAATATACCGGTTTATTGCTAATGCTTCAGATAATGAAAAATTACATTATCTTGAATTTCGTGCTAAGTTTATTCAAGAAGAATTAAACGAATTAATTACAGCAATCGAAAATGATGAAGCCGATGAAGTAGTAGATGCTTTTATAGATATTATTGTTATTGCTTTAGGTACATTAGATGCTTTTAATGTAGATATTAAAAAAGCATGGAAACGTGTACATTATGCAAATATGCAAAAAGAGATTGGTGTAAAAGATACAAGACCAAATCCATTAGGATTACCTGATCTTGTTAAACCAAAAGATTGGCAGGCACCACAACATTTTGATAATATAGGTAAACTAGATTTTTTAGATAAGGAGTAAATTATGAAATTTGATGAGGGTAAAGCTCCATTGGCTTTAATTCCACCTGAGGCATTATTAGAAATTGCAGAGGTATTTGGTTTTGGTGCTGAAAAATATGGTACAAATAATTGGAGAGACGATGGTTATAAAACAAGTAAATTACGTACATATTCTTCTATACAAAGACATTTAAATGCATGGCTTTCAGGAAAAGATCTTGATCAAGAATCTGGTAAATCTCATTTATCACATGCTGTAACACAATTAATTATTTTAATGATTCATTGTATAGATCATCCAGAATTAGATGATAGGTATAAAAAATGAATGTATCAGATATACGTAGTACATTACAAACAATGTATGATAAAAAGCAATTTATTACTGATAAAACAGGTTGTAAAACAATACAGATATTAGGAGCTAGTTTTATAGCTGATGAACCTACAATATTTGGTAAAGTTAATCAAGAATATATTGATGCAGAAATAAACTGGTATAAATTAGGATCAACTAATATACATGATATAGATTATGATCCAACTCCTGCTGCATGGCAATATACATCAGATAACAATGGAGAAATTAATTCAAATTACGGAAGATTGATAAACTCCCCATTATATTTTAATCAATATAATAATGCTAAAGAAGAATTACAACGTAATAGTAATTCAAGAAGAGCAACTATGGTTTATACAAGACCTAGTATATGGGAAGAATATCAAGATAACGGCAAGAACGATTTTATCTGCACTAACGCGGTTAGCTTTTATATTAACTCCTTATCCTCACAAGTTGATTGTGTGGTGCAGATGAGGTCTAACGATGCTGTTTATGGTTATAAAAATGATTATGCTTGGCATAAACATGTATTAGATAAACTAAGTAATGATTTAGGTTATGATTCAGGTTTAATTTATTGGCAAGTACAAAACTTACATATTTATGAAAGACATTTCAAATATTTGGAAAGATAGATATTTAAATCTTGCAAAAGAAATATCTACATGGAGTAAAGATCCATCTACACAAATTGGTTGTGTAGCAATAGGTAATAAAGGTCAAGTATTATCTCAAGGTTATAATGGATTTCCAAGATATTTTGATGACCACAAAGATTTGTATGAAAGTAGAGAAATAAAATATAAATATATAGTACATGCTGAAATGAATTGTATTTACCATGCAACGTTAAATGGTATATCATTAGAAGGTGCAAAACTGTTTGTTTATGGTTTAGGAGTATGCCATGAATGCGCAAAAGGTATTGTACAAGTTGGAATAAAAGAAGTTTTTGCTTCTTGTAACCAAGATAAATCTAAAAGATGGCAAGAAAGTTTTAATTATACAAAAAATATTTTTAAAAAATCGGGAGTTAAATATGAAGAAGTGTATCACAAATCCATTAGCTAATATTCCAGTTAATGTAAAATCACATAGTTTTGGTTGGGCCAATCAATGGGCAGAATTATTAAATGCAGATATTGATCATAAATGTACAAATAATATAAATACATATGACATTGTATATATTGATCATGGTGTAAATTTTACAGGGTCATTAAATTTATTTGGTGGTTTAAGTGAAGATATTTACAATAAATTTAACAACTTAATGACTTGTAAAAATATAATTTCTTTAGATCATGAAATGCCAGACTATGGTGCAATGTTTTTACAAAGATTGCATGCTAAATCTACATTTAATAAAATTAATTTAGATTGGTGTCTTGAGGTATCGAGATTATGTAGATCTATAAATAAAATAAATATAAATGATATAGATTATGAAGGATTAACAATAGGAGATAGTCATTCTATTGCATTTTCAAAGAAAAAAGACTTAATTTTAAAAATGGATGGTAAAACATTATATGGACAACTAGATATTCCTTTTATTAATTATTTAAATGATATAGATTTAGATAAAGTTAAAAGAATTACTATGTGCTTTGGATCCATTGATGTTCGTCACCATATATTAAGAAAAAATATTGATGTTACAGCATTAGTTTTACCTTATATAGAAAAATGCAAAGAATTACAATATATAACTAATATACCTGTTGAAATAGCTGTACCAGTACCAGTAGAATATGAGGATCGTAGAATTCCTAAAACAGGTTATTATAAAGGACAACCTTTTTATGGTTCTATTAAAGAAAGACAAAATATTACTGCTTTTATTATTAAGTTATTAAAAGATACTCATGATAAGGTAGTTACTCCTCCGATGAGTTGGTATTTTATGGATCCTGAAGAATATGCAAAAACTAAAATGGAATTAAATAGTAGTGTTCATATTGCTCCTGTAAATTATAGAAGAAATAACTGGGGTGTAAATGTATAGTATTACTGATAAAGTTAAAAATAATATTGAAGAATATATTTTATTTTTACAAAACTATGATACAAGAAAAGATGTATATATTGCAAATAATCCACATTTATTTTCACATAGATTACATTGGGATGAGCATCCATTTTGTTATGAAATAAGAAAAAAATATGATATTAATTCTGTTGAAAATATAAAAAAAATATTAGAAACATGTTTAATATTTTCATTTTCAAATGAACACTATCAAACTTTTATTAATTTTATGAAATATGGTAATGATTATTTTAAAACTAATAATGTGTTTTGTAGAAGTGATTTATATGAACTATATCTACCAAAAAATATGAAAATGAAAGAAGCTTTTATTGAATGTCAATTACATAGTGATTACTTAGCACAAAGAATTTATAAAAGATATAAAAAAAGAAAGTATACAATTATGGAACTTACAAGAATATTAGATGAAAATTATAAAAAAAAGGGATATATAAGATGGGGTTATATTGCTAAAAATGCTTGTAGATATTTTGCAATGTCTTATCCTGATATAGTTGATCCTGAATCTCAAGTAACAGGAGGTCCTGGACATTATGAAGGATTAGCATATATATTTGAATATCCACAAATAAGACATGGTATTAAAATAACCGCTAGATTAGAAAATGGTAATTTAATACCAGATAGAAATAATTTAATAGGTGATTGGTTTTGTATGATGGGTTATTTACAAAGTGAAACAAAAAATATATTTAAAAGGCATAATTGGTTGAATAACGAAGATA